CCGTCATACAAGATGAATAAAACAAAGAGAACGATTCAATTTGGAGGCCAAAAGCCTATCAAAGTTCAAAACAAGCAGAAAGCTAGAGCTGGAGCTCGCGCAACTGTAGTCGAAGATGGCCTTGAGACCAATGGGTATTCGACCTATGATTGTGAGACTAAATTCGAGAACATTAAAGTAAACGTTAATGTGTGCCGTGTTAAAGATGACGAACCAGGCATGGATGCCGGCGTCGCTAAAGGTGCCATTATCGCAGGAGTTCCGATCACTGTGCCTACAAACACTGCGGGTGCCACCGTACAAGCAATGAAAAAGAGGTGTGATTTTAAACCTTCTTTGGAGAATATTGCGTCCTTTAAGTTGGGACATGAGTTAGTCATGGCCCGGTTTGAGCCATTGGACACAATTCGAGTTGATCAAGATTTGATACGTAAATATCTTGACACATGCGATGGCAGTAAAGCGCAGCGTTTGATGGAAGCGCTTGATGGAGATGAGTGGCGCAGTGATATGGGTAGAAAACATGTGTTCGCGAAACAAGAAGTGCTCTTGAAAGAACACCGCGCACAGCCGCGCATTATATATCAGGGTACCGATTTGTATAATGCACTGACTGGGCCTGTCGTGATGGAACTTAACGACAGGATGAAAGAAGTATTCTCCTTGCGTAACCCACGTAACACAGGCAATCGTATAATTTATGCCTGCGGCGTTAGTGGGGAGGAGCTAGGGGATATTATGGAACAGAGCGCTGGTGAACCTATCGAGAGTGACATGAAGAACAATGATGGGAGTCAATCGGCAGAATTTCGCCGTTATGAGGCAATGTTCTACCGGAAATTGGGAGCCCCTGATTGGTTTGTGCGTGAGTTCGCAAAGACAACTAGCGTCAACGTCTGGACACGTTATGGTGTTGCAGCCGAGGTCGTCGGCCAGAGGTGGTCAGGTGAGACTACTACCACCACTGGCAATTCTTATGTGAGCATGGTACTGATTCAAGCTGCGCAGGAGCGCGCCGGTGTCAAAAATAGCACAAACATTCATGGAGGGGACGATTACTTGGGATACGTTCAAGGTGACCTGGGGGAGGTTCAGGCTGGGATAGAAGCAGTCACCACGGCTAGCGGTATGAAAGCCGAGGTGGTTCCCCAAGCCGGCAGGCACCACGCTACCTTTTATAGGAAGCGGTATATGCGTAGCACCATAGGTTGTCGTCCAGTCCCGCAGTTCGGGCGCGTCGTGGCAAAGCTTAACTTGCGGCCTAATCGGAATAGGCAAGTTAACGACAGAGATTACATGGCAGGCAAATATTTGTGTGCCGCGTATGAACATAGGCACGTGCCCGGAATAAAGGAATTGTTGATCAATACGTCAGAGCTACTCTCAGATAAGCCCTACCTCGACACGCGTACCACAAGATTGCGCGAAATGGGGGGGCGCGACGGCGTGACCAAGATAGTTGAAGAGGCAGCGGTACATCCTGTCCCCGAATTTTCTGATTTTCTTCAAGAAGTATACGGCATTAATTACGACGAACTTGTCGAACTCTATGCCCGCGTTGCCCAATCCTGTCTCGATTACTGTGACAGGTGGGTGCGGGTTGGCAAGCGAGGCAAAGCCGAGAATGTGAAAGGAAACAGTGCTTATGTTCCACCAAAAATAAGCGGGGATACTGCTGAGTCTCTTATCCGGGTCGATGTCGGATAGTGATACAACAACCAGGCTACAGTTGATGGGTGAATAGCAAGAAAACACCAACAACTTAC